TTCATTGACTTCATCAATTGTGAAAAGTCCATTTTCTCTTTTGTTATATACTCCATTTATTATATTTCTGCAAATACTCCTAGTTGTTGAGATTATGTCTCCATAATATTTAACATAAATTAAACCAGCATCTTTTGACTTATTAAAATTTACAATAGCATCAAAATCTCTTAATGAATCGTTTAATATCTGACCAGCATATCGTTTCATGTTTTCTCCAGCACGATCTGTTGCAAATTTAGATTGTAATGTTTGAACTGACTTATCAACTTTAGCTTGTATATCTGCTTTACTAGAATTTTGATTTTTTTTAATATAATTAATTAATCTTTGAACTTCTGGGTCATCTGAACTAGCATAGATACCATTTATTGATTGTCTTAATTCTTTTTCTAATGTTGCAAAGTTACTTCCAATTAGTGTATTCTGATATACCTTTTCTGATAGTGTTCTTGTAAATGTATTAGATACATCTTTAAACTGGGTAAAGTATTGTTGTTTTAGATTTTGTATTAATGCTAGATCGCCTTTAGTTAATTCAGAAAATTTTGCTAAATCTTCTGCTGATAATTTATTTCTTTTTCTAGCTTCCTCTAATATTGCTTTAAAAGATTTCTCAATCCTTTTAGCTTGTTTATTAAAACCCTCTCTAACAACTGTATCTGACCATGCTAAATATTCTCTTTCAAGAATAGCTTTTATTTGTGGTCTAATAGCAATAGCTGATTGTAGTTCTATTAATTTTCCATCTGTTAAAGGTAAAGTTCCAGCAAGAGATACGACTTCTCGTTCTATTTTATCTAAAGTTTTAATTAAAGTTTCGTAATATTTAGATTCAGCAAGTTCTATTTGCTTGATTCGATATTGCGTTGCGTCTTTGACTATATCTGCCATTTGTTCTAATTTTGTTCCATTAAAAAACTAGCATTTACTAGGGTTTAATTTATTTGACCTTTATATCAATTTTTAATAGATTTTATATATAAAAAAACAAAGGAGAGAAACATGGAAAAATCAATAAAAGACAAAAGAACATATAAAAAAATAGATGATAAATTTGATCTATCTTTTTATAAAGACTTACAAGGAAAAGAGTACGACTATGAATCTGAAATAGTAAATGTAGCTTACAGAGTTTATTTTACTGACTATTATCAGATTACAAAACAAGGTGGTTCTATTTTAATTTTTAGTTTTGAGGAACTTAAAAATTGTATTGAAAATAGAAAAAATCTTTTTGATAAAAGTTTTCCATATTTAAAAGTTTTTAAAGTTTATGTACCTCAAGGTGTTAAAATTGTAGAAACTTATGAATCTTGGACTTTTGTAAATCCAAATTATGATGGTAAAAGTTGGATACATCAAACTAAAGAAGATTCTTATATTAGAAATGTTGGTAAAGCATTTCAGAATATTCAATAAAAAAATTAATTTTTAAAAACTAAGGCGATCTTTATGGTCGCCTTTTTTATATCTGCTCTTGTGCTACTTCTTGATCTTCTTGTTCTACTTCGTCTTGAGTAAATTCTCCAACTTCAGATTTAATATCTATTTCATCAAAAATAATATTTAACTTCTCATCATCATCAACTACTGCTCTTGCGATTTCTTTATCGATTTCTTTTGATAATGTTGGAGATTGTACATTTATTGCTTTAGCCTGTTGATAGAACATTAAATCAGTTGCGTAATCTCTAATATTGAAACTATCAGGGTAATTAATTTCTCCATCAAATTTAGTGTTTTGGAATAAAGCATATATTCTAAATAATTGTTCTTCAGCGATTTGTAAATTGTCAGCTTTCTCAGATAGTCTAGCATTTAATAATTCAAATTCAGTTTGTAATGCAACACCAGATGATATTCCTGTCTTTTGAGTTCTTACTGCACCTGTGTGTGCTATTCTATTAATAGATTCTACTTTGTTGTTAATTGAATCCATAATAGCTTGTAAGTTCTGGCCAGATGGTTGTAATAAATATGGTTTTAAGTTTGGCTCTAATTCATCAGGCATTTCAATAACAGCACCAGCACCAGCACTTGCATTTACACTTGGAGTTTTTACTAATGATGGGTGGTTAGTTAATCTGATTAATTGTTCCATTTCAGAATATTCGTTGTAGATAGATTTTTGTAGATCAGCAATATCAGTTAAATCTGATTGGCCAATTCCTCTTTTGTGAGATTTAGAATTGTACAAAACAACTGCTGGTATTTTGCCAATCATATTATCAACAGTATCTATCAATCTAGGTTCTTCTCTGTTTGGCATATAGACAGTATCAATTCTATCAGGATACCACATTCTCATATATGTTCCCCCATTACGATCAACTTCTTCTCGGATTTTTAAATAGTTTAATTCATATTTACCATTTAATAATCTTTCATAATTCCAATCTAAAACATTCTCAGGAGTAACGATTGATAAGTAAGGTCTAATATCTTGTTCTAATTCATCTGCTCTAGTGTTTGTAGTTACATTTGGTTTATCTAAAATTAAAAATACATGACCATAAATAGACGCATAATTTTGAGCCTGTTTAATTACTGAGTTTAAATTATTACCCTCTAAGTCAGCATCTTTTAAAAAGTTTTGTAAAGTAGGTTCTTCTGCCATAGAACCAAAATCTCTACTTGGTCTAACTCTAAATAAAAATGATGAATAAATTTGAATGATGTTTTTACAATGGTTATCACATGGAGTGTTTGCTAATCTTTGATTAAATTCGTTATCAAGTTCTAAATTGTATCTGTTAAGATACTGCCCTGTCATATAATCATAGCCACCATTGTAAGAACGAATATAGTACTCCCAATTATTAACTGTTTCCTGATAGTCCTTGTGCAGTTCTGTAGCTTGATCTCTAGTGTATGCCATATGTTACTTCATTGTCCATCTTGTAGGAGAATTAAATCTTACCTGAGTAGTTAATGGTTTTAAATAATCAATCATATAACCTAAAGCATCATTCATATGATCGAATCCATCTTCCTTGTCAGGAATATTTGTATTCTCTTTGTATATTTGTCTTTGTAACCCTTTTATCAATGTTTTGCAAGATTGTGAAACAAAAATATGTCTTTCTCCATTAGAATCTTTTAACCTAGCATTAACTGAATTTACACGATCTCTTATAGCTGGGTGTTTATGTTTAACTTTAACTTTAAAACCAGCATTTTGTAAGATACTTAAATCAGTTCGACCACCAGCAGATGTTTTTCTTTGTCTACAAGCTGGGTCAGGATATACAGTTATTGGAATCTTTGTACCATAACGATCTCTTATTTCTTGGCACATTTCATCAGTATTAGAACCATAAATAACTATCTCATCTATTAAAAAAACTTTATCTTTTTCTAATTGACTTACACAAGCTGACATAGGGTCGACATTCATATCAAGTCCAATGTGTAATGGTTTAGTCCAATCTATTTCTTTTTTAACAACATTGTCTACTGGGTGGAAGTTATAATAAACTGCACCAGCATAGTTCTCAAATGTACCCTCAAACTCTTGTCTAAAAGTTCTAATATCAATATCTTGTTTAGCTTGTTCTATTTCCTCTTTAGTAACCATACCACCTTGTATTGTAGTAAATTGAAAAGACTCCCAATCTTCATCTTGCTTTCCTTTTAAGTAAAGTTCATATGACCAGTTTCCATATCCTTTTGGTGTTCCACAAAATAATACATGACCACTAGTTTTATCTCTTGAATATCTATCTGATACAGATGCTCTTAATACTTCATACCATGTTCGTTTATCTATATCTGCAAACTCATCTAATATTAAAAAATCTAATCCTGTACCTCGAAGTGAATCATAATTATCTGCACCTTTTAAAGATATTTGACTATTAGATTGTCTAATCGTTATAGTCATAGTTGTTTCGTTAATATCCTCAATCCAGTTAAACTGATTAAGCATTTCTTTAAGAGTTCCCCATACGATCTCTTTAGCCATTTTAAATGTTGGTGCTACATACCAGATTTTTCTATTAGGCTGACAAGCATATTTCATCATTTCAGTAACAGCTAAATAAGTTTTACCAAATC